CACGCCCTGCCAGATCGCGGGGATAAAAGATCCCAGCAGCGTGGTCACTGCCCCGCCGAAGTTCTCCTTGACGTCGCCCAGCGCGTTGCTGACCTGCTGCAGCTGACCGGAGGGAGTCTGCGCCAGGGCAGCGTTCATGCCGCCGACGGAGGCCTCCACGATCTCAGCCAGCAGGGCCGCGCGCTGTTCCTCGGTGCCGTACTTCAGGACCGCTTCCTGCGCGGAGGTCACCGTGATGCCCATGCGCTTGAGCGCTCCGGTCTGGCCCTCCATGACCTTGCCGAGAGTCTTGGCGACGGCCGTGGTATGCTCAGCTGTGACGTTGTATCCGTTCTGCTGGACCGCCAGGTCGTTCATGGCGGGGATCAGCTTCTGCAGGCTGCTGGTCTGCTTCAGGTAGACAGCCAGCTGCTGAGCGCCGGCCTCGGTGACATCGTCTCCGACGACACCCAGCGCCTGCTGCGCGGCGGCCAGATCCTTGATGCTCTGGATCTCGGCTTCAGACGCGCCCATGGTGTTGCGCATGATCAGCCCGAGCTTCGCCTCGGCGGCCGCCTGCTGTTCAAAAGCCTCCTTGGCGTCCTTCGCAGCGCTCACGAGAGCGCCCACGGATAGGGCGACGCCCGCGGCGCCCAGCAGGGACTTCAGGCCGCGGAGCGATGCCGTCATGGCGTTGCAGCTGGAGCTGACGCTCCGCTGCATCGAGTTCATGGACTTGGAGGCTTTGTTTGCCTGCTTCGTGATGGCGGAGAAATCGGCGCCGGCACGAACCATTAAGTTTTTAACGACGGCCATGTGTCAGGCCTCCTTCCCGCCTAAAATCGCGTTAAGAGCGCGGACCTTTGCATACATGGCCTCGTCGCTCATTTCTTTTTGTGCGCCCGCACCGGGCGGATCCTCGCCGAAGACCTTCTGGTAGCTGGGCATGTGCCTGGAATGAACAGCAGCCCGTACCAGGCTGGCCAGCGAGTAGTTGTTGATTTGGGCGAGGCGCTGTTCCGCCCGGCGGACGTCTCTGACGGCCTTGACGATGATATCCAGCTCCCGGGGCGTGATCAGCTCCCATTCGCTGTAGCTGACGCCGGCGGCCGTCGCGGCAGTCAGGCTATCGGCCCAGAAGTCGCGGGAGCGAAAGGGCCCTGGTCACCGTCCGGCGTCTCGGTCTCGGCCTGGCTCGGGAAAGCGGCGTACACCGCCTCGCTGGCCTTCCGGATCACTTCTTCCAGCGGCAGACCGTCGAGGATCTCGTCGATCCGCTCCTCGGTCATGTCCGGGTAGCGCGTCTGCACCATTACGGCGATGAGCAGCGCCATTATGTCGTAGCGCTGCAGCACGGTGGCGAGCTCATCTACGCCGAGGCGCGTCCGGGCGCAGAAGGTTTTCAGCGCCCGGTGGCCCAGCTTGAGCTCCAGAGGGGGATCGGTCTCCAGGATGACAACTCCTGTGTTATCGGCCAAAGCGCACCTCGCTTTACACGGTGGCGGTGGCGGCCAGCACGGGCTGCCCGCTCACGAGCAGGGTGGCCTCGAAGGTCACGCCGCCTTCCAGCTCGGCGCCGGTGACGAAGCGGCTGACACCCGCGGTGAAGGTCCAGGTCTTGCCGATCTTAGTCGGGAAGACGATGGAGCAGGTGACGGTGCTGCCGCTCTCGAGCAGGGAGTACATCTCGGCCTGGCCGGCGTCGGAGCCATCCAGGAATCCGGAGACGGTGACCTCGCCGGCATCCTTGAAGCCCGGCTCCTTCTCGCGGTAGCCGGTGCTGTTGTCCAGGGAGGTCAGATCGACGGTATCGGCGCTGATCTCGATGCCGTTGATGGTCGTCAGCCCGCCGACCGCTTTGGAATTGACGTTCAGGGTCGTGCCGAGGGCTCTCGATTTGGACATATGATTACCTCCATAATGTGTCCGAGTCGGACACGGTCTCAGATGCACCCCGCAGCGGAGTGCTTAAGCTGGTTGATGATGGGCCGCAGGCCGGTGGGGAAGGGAGCTTCCTCACCGACCGCGTCCCGGTGATCGTAGTAATGCAGCGTCAGAGCGTGCACCGCCAGGGTGTACAGCGAATCCGTCGTGGACGGCTCCGAGATCCCGGCGCCCGCCAGATAGGCTTTCGCCGCCGGCAAGAACTCATTCTCGATCCGGTGGTCGGTGTCCTCATCGACGCGCATGTAATCCAGGCAGGCCTGGAGCTCCTCGGAAACGGAGGAGCTCTCCTGCACGCTCGTCGGCTCCGCCATCCTTAGACGGTGGGCGCGGCCTTGACGATCTTGGCCACGACAAAGCCGTCTTTGACAACGACGTTGCCGCCGACCATAGCGTCGCCCAGGATGGCGTTCATCCGCTCGATGGACTTCACGGACTCGTCCACGCGGATGGTGTAATCCCCGAACAGACCCAGCAGGTAGTTCATGGGGTCGCCGTACACGCAGCACAGCTTGTCTGCGCCGGAGGAGGCAGCCTGCTCGGTGCCCTCGATCGCGGTCAGGCTGGGATCCAGCAGGTAGGGGATCAGCATGCCGCCGTCGGAGATGACGCCGCGGTTGGCCTGGCCCTGGGCCGGGGTGATGGCGAACAGCCGGCCCTTCTCATTGGTCCCGCGCAGAGCGCCGAGAGCCTTGAGGTCGGCCTTGTTCAGGAACAGCATGGCGTTGCCGCCGACCTCGTAGCTGTTGCCATAGGCAAAGTACAGGTCGTTGAGCAGCTGCTCGTCGACGACGCCGTAGCCAGTGGCCACGGAGGCCGCGATGGTGGTGATGATGGACGCGGAGGCCTTGTTGGTGCCGTTCTTCATGCCGAACATCACATGGGTGCCCTCGCTGTCGCCGTTGAGGATCAGGTTGGCGATCTTGTTGCGCAGAGCGCGGAAGGCCATCGCCTGGACCTTATCCATGTAGTTGGCGGGGGAGAGACGGGCGATGTTGCGGTCCACGAAGCTGGTCGTGGAGACCTCGTAGGGCTTGATGGGCGCGATGCCGAAGGTGGGGTCGTGCGCGGTGCGGGCGGTGCCGGCAACGGAGGCGGGAGCACCGACTTCCGCGGTAGGGTCGGAGATCGCGTAGGGCTCCTCCCAGCCGCTCAGGCCGGTCATGTCCTGCACGCGGACCAGGTCCACCAGGGAGCTCTGGCCGAGCATGTCGTTGATCTGGGAGCCGGCGCCGGTGGGCTGGGCGATCGTCCCGGAGAACAGAGTGCCGTCACCGTCGGTGTTGCGCAGACCGCGGCGGATCTCGTCGACCGTGAAGCGGACCTCGCGGCCGTTGCGCAGGGCGTTGGCGCGGTCCTCGGCGATGTCGCGGACCTCGGCCTCGCTGGGCTGGCGCATGTCGATGACGCGCTCCTGCTCAGCGATCAGGTTCTGCACGCGGGAGATCTCGTCATTGAGGTTGCTGACCTTCTCCATGGCGGAGCTGTAATCAGCCTGGTTGTTGGCCTCGAGGGCGGCCTGCGCGGCGTTGAGCGCGGCAGTGCGGTCCGCGGCCAGAGCGATGAGCTTTCTCTTCATGTTTTCATCCTCCATGAAATGATGTTATTAAATCAGCGGCAGGCCGCGTGATTTTCAGGTTGAGCCGGATCCCCGGCTTAAAACGAATGACAGGGCCACAAGGCCCGCGCCTGCGGCGATGATGCCCGCGGGGAGATATATCATGCCCACGCCCACGGAAATCGCCGTCAGGCCCGCCAGGAACGTCAGGGCAACGATCATTCTTCCTCAGCCGCCTCTCCGCTCCCGTTGTGAGCTCGCTCGCGGCTGAGCTCACGCCAGTCCTGCAAGGGGACGTAGTTGAGGCTGGCGTAATGATCTTCGCCGCCGTCCACGTCCGGCATGTCCTCCAGCTCCCGGATGTCGTTCACGGAAAAAGCACCGTTATCGCGCATGATCCGGTACCAGTTGCCTCGGGAGGCGTAGTCGCCGCGCAGCTCGTTCATCAGGTTGCCGCGGATTCGCAGGCCCCTGGTGATATCCTGGGGCGTCAGGAGCTTATACAGGAGCTCCTGCTCCCAGATCACCGCATTCGGGTGCAGGGTGCCGACGACATACTCGATCGCGTTCTGCTCGTTCGAGCTGTAGGACTGCTTCCCGGCCTGGAGCTTGTACAGCGGTACGCCGAAGAATCTGGCGATGTCCTCCACGCTCAGCGCGGACTGCTCGACAAACTGGGCGTCTCGGTTGCTGATGCTCAGCGGCTTGTAGTCCAGTCCCAGGTCCAGGACCGCGATGCGCTGCGCGTTCGCGGGGCCGGAGTGGCGTTTCTCCCACTCCTCGCGGATCCGGTCCTTTTTGGAGATCGTCCGCGTGGTTCCGTCCGCTTCGGTGATCGTAACGGTACCGCCCAGGTCGGATTCGGTGCGCAGGATCCCGGAGGGCTGGCCGCCGTTCTGGTAGTAGCTTGCGCTGTACTCCTGCGCGGCTTTCCCGGTCCGGATGACTTCCTCTGCGCGCTCCAGGTACCCGATGCCCCTGAGCCC